TTCTTCATCATTTGTGGCAGGAACCCGTGCTTATCTTTACGATACTGAGCTCCATTAGCACACACAGCATACTCACCCTCAATCTCTACTTCTTTTTCAAGGATCTTATCAACTGTAACTGTTGAATGTCTCTTGTCGAGTAGTGTCTCGGGTGAGATGTTGTACTGCATAATGAGATGAGGATACAAGCTATTGAGATCAAAAGACACCACCCAATCATAGAATCCAGGCTTCGGTTCTTTAACATATGCCCCCGCATACTTCTCTGTTTTAGTTGCGCTTTCCTTCTTGGGAGGAATAGCAATCTTACGCCTAAGCAGTTCACAATAGATGTAGTTATCCCACATACGAACTTGTGAGAATACATCCTCATAGTTTACCTTAGCATCATATGCCATGGTGTATGCGAGTTCAACTAACTTCATCTTATCGTCTAGTTGATCTACCAGACGAACGTCATGAATGTTGTATTCAATAAACTTCTGCCAGTCCCCCTCATAGAACTCTTTGAATGTGTCAAACTCTGAGTGATCTAGTTTCTTAGATCCAAGTTCAACAAAAGCAATATGGTCTAGACGATATGATTCTTGGTTAGTGTAAGTAAACTTCTTATACAGTTCTAGGTAATCAAGAGTAGAGATACCAAGAGTGTCAATAGCAAATTGTTTACGACCTTTGATAAAGATCTCACGTTGTGATACCAGTTTCCATGGAGAGAGTAACTTGGTATATTTCTCTCCTAGTACACGTTCGATACGATTGTGAATGTATGGCATATCAAACAACTGCACATTCCACCCTGTAATCACATCAGGATAGTTCTCTTGCCAATACTGCAAGAAAGCACCAAGCATAGATTCTTCAGATCTAAAGTGCATGTAATCCACCATAGGATCACTGTTTTCAAATGCACGAGCACCCCATACTGTAATCCTACCTGAGAAACTATCCTTCAGGGAGATAGCAAGGATCTCTTGGTCTGCTGTTTCAATGTTAGGGAATCCGTTCTCTGCTGCTGTTTCAATGTCAATTGTAAAGACACGGATTTTACTACCATCGTATTTTAGTTCTTCTTCGGGATGTTGTTCTGCAATGTATTGATATAAGAAACGAGAGTTACCATAGATGTCAAAGTCATCTACACCTTTATATTGTTTGATAAACTCGCGAGCTTCTGTAATAGAACCAAACTTATGTGGTTCTACACAATCACCCTCAAGTGTACGCCACTCAGAATAATTCTTACTAGGCAAATACATCGTGGGGTTGAAAGGAACCCTCACGCAGTAGCGATTGCCATTCTCATAACCACGGACAAGCAGACGATTGCCTGCTTGCTCAACACTAGTGTAAAACTTCATTCAAGAGATTCAATATAACGAGCAAGGAGTGTCTTGCTTGGGTTGGTCACGACTGTCAGATCACCAGACCTGACATTAAACTCACGCTCAGAAGAGTGTTCTGCCCATGGGGTTATCTGTCCATCAGATTCTACCACATACGGTTCAACCATCCATACATCAGGGTCACCTGGTAAACTGTCACCCTCTGCTGCTTCTACCTGAGCAATGATCCACTCATTCTGCAGCTTGATCAGGTTCGCTGTTATCTCCATCTGTTGCCCCCTCCAATGGGAAGAAAATGTTTTCGTCTGTCAATCCAATTTCACGTAGTTTGTTTGCAAAATTGTCAACAATATTATTATCAGGATATACAACACTGATAATATGTTCTCCACCAAGACGATGTTCTTCTACTGGAGAGAAAGGACACCAACGTGAATATGTGATAGGAATACTACCGTCTTCATTGGGATCACCCAGAGCAAGTGAGTATGGATACAGTAAACGATATCCAGCTACTTTCTCTTCATCATCACGAACTTCACCAAACATACAAAGCACACGCTCAGCAGTGGTAAGAGTTACAATACGGATGTTATGATTTGTCTTTAGTTTTTGTTCAGTCATAATACTTCTGGTTGGATAGTTTCAGTTTCGATTTCTTTCTTTTCTTTAATCTTTTGTTCGTAGGCATTTTGCAATCCTGGTTCAGGATTACTAATTGTCATTACAGAATCATATGGAATTTTAAATTGGAAGTCAGGAGAATATGGATTCCACTTACTAAATTTAACTTGATATTCCATATTGTATTGTTCAGTAATATACTGAGCATTCTCGCCTGTAAGGTTGAGGATGTAGGGTTCTTCCATAAGCAGGCAGACACCTTTCTTGTCCCCATCCTCCCCATCAAAAATCTCTTTTAACTCAGTGATGATGCGATCACCCGTTTTCAGGGTTACGATTGATACGGCCATGGCAAATTGTTGTACACTTTAGTTTAGCATTAAAAAAAGGCACCGTCAAGTGCCTTTCGTTTTTATTTAGAAGTGTTTCTTACGCTTCTGTTTCTCTGACAGTTCTTTCCTGAGGATAATTGATAGCAAACCATCTTTAAACTCAACTGCTTCCACTTCTACATCGTCTCCCATCTGCCAGTTACGTGCAAATGTTCTATATGAAATTCCTTTATGGGCGTATTTCCTTTCCTTATCTGGTGGTGCTTTATTAGCAGATACTGTTAAAACATTTCGTTCTGATTCAACTTTAAGATCTTCTCTTGAAAATCCAGCAAGAGCGACTTCCAGTATTGTTCTACCATCAGATCCATTAATGACATTGTATGGAGGATAGTTTGTTCCTGCTCCTGCAAGAGCTTCAAGTCGTTGAAATGTTTCATTAAATCCAATTGAATATGGGGTATATTGTTCCCATGTAATATTAGGCATGTCCTTAAATAAGCGACGTGTACGTTAGGACCCCGAAGGCATCCTTGCGTGAAAGCGGGACGGAGAACCGTCCCCTGCCCTCTCACACGTTTATTTAACGAAAACCATTTATAATTTAATAACGGTTTTCACTATTAAAATATACGGTTTACTCGCCTTCTTGCTTCTTGCGACCGATATTGTATTTGGACTCAAGCGTCCATTCTCCTTTTTCCTTAAAAGAAAGAACTTTAATTTGATTGAGTGGTGCTAGGTCAGTAATTTTTTCCTGACTCTCTGCAGAGATATTTACTAGTCCCCAATCAACTAGAAGTTGTACAATACGATTACGACGTTGTACATCATTCAAAGAAAGATTTGTATTCTTGCCATCCAAGGCAAACAACTCTTTGAAATGTACGATATAATACTTACCCTGCTTATGCAGAATGTGACAGGATTGATATATCTTTTTTTCTTTACGTGATGCTACACCAATCCTTGTTAGTGTTTCTCTCACCTTAAGAAAATCATCTGGTTCGTTCAGGACAACTTCAACCATATCGGTTTGTCGCCACTGAATTTCAATTTCACCGCTCATGTTTACCACCTTTACTCAATGCTTTTGTAATATGATCTAGTTGATCCTTGGTGAGAATTCTGAGTGCCTGTAGAGCTTTATCGTCATTATAACCATAATACTCTTTTACTAACTCAATATAATCAATAGAATCTTTACGTGCCCAAGGAGAGAAACGCTTCCTAGGTTTCACACTATTTAGTAAAAAATCATACTGTAACTTCTTTGGTAGATGAGGATTCTTATTCAGTTCATTGACATATAAAATAGTATCAGTGAAAGAAGACAAGCACCTGTTAACGATATATGGGGGATACTTTCTCTCAGCATCTATATCGTCATCAAGAATATTCTTTTTGGATTGGTTAATCGAGTACAGGTAATCTTTCAGTTGATACATTATTTAAATACGGCGGTAACGGAAACAATTTTAGCACCAGGATTGCGAGCAACGGCAACCTTGCGAGCATCTTGATAGTCAACAGCAATCACCTCTTCCTTGAAGATGGTGCCTGCTTTGTATAGGGTGACTTCACATTTCATAATTAAAAAGGATTAGTTCCTTACGAGCTGCTTGATCTGTATTATAACTCCCTACGCTCCTCATGGTATAAGTGTGTGCAAATTCTGCAGCTGTCCACCCGTCAAAACGATCTTGGATCAGTTGAGAAGAATTATATGATACCAGTTGTGGACCAATAAACCTATCACACTTGACAGCAAAGTGGTCATGATTAAAACCTTTGTGCATGTTTCCACGCTTTCCATATAGATTTGATTTAATCTCATATGGAGGATCAAGATAAGTAAAAATTTCTTTGTTGTCTGTAAGGAGTTGCTCGTATGACAGATTAGTAATTTTCCATTTCGCAATTAGTTCAGAGTAAAATGGAAGTTTTTCTATTCCCGCCAAAGAGAAGTTGGATTCACTTGCTTGCTTTGAGAAGGAACTTGATTCTGTAAGACCTGAGAAACTACACTTATTGACAACATAGAAAGAAACAGCGCGATGAAGATCCTCAGTTTCCTTGGTATCCTCCTCAAGGTATTTTTTAGCATCCAAGAAAAGTTGCTTAGCGGAAGTGGGGTCAGGGTGCCTTTGTTTAAGTTGGAGGAGGATGTTCTTAATTTCATTACCGTTGTCTTGTAATATTCTCCAAAAGTTATAGAGTGGTTCGTAGAGATCGTTTACCCAAATATCCAAGTGTGGATATCGCTTACCAATTTCCAACGCCACAGAACCACCACCCAAGAAAGGTTCATGATACTTTTTATAATCTTTTAGATCAGGAATGTATTGAAAGAGTTTAGTAAGTGCTCTACTCTTTCCACCAGGATACCTAAGGGGTGTCTTTAGGGACTTCAAAGTTCGGGGCATTGTATTTAAGGTATTCAAAAAATGTCATTTTAAGTTCCTTCTGAGTCATACCACAATGGGCAGATGCAGCAGGTAAATTCATTGTAGCATAAAATAATGCTTCATGTGCTTCCTTTACGTTTTGAGGTGTGGTTTTGACTCTTGATGTAACTCCACTGTCTCTCTGATTCTTTTTCGAGTCGCTCATACATTTCCTCCATCATAATAATTTTAGGTTCTTTCTCAATGAATTTGAGTAATGTCATTTGAATTCACAACTCATCATGATCTCAGTTAAACATGCAAGCATGTTAATCTCTTGATCAGGTACAACAGAAATATCTTTCATGTACTTGGCAATGATAAGAACAGCTTCGGGAATAGAAGCAGGTTTCAGAACACCATACATGCTGTCATAGATTTTTCTCATCACCATACTAGGGTCATTGTCCATGTGTTGAACAACCCAGTTCTTGACTGTAGTAAACTCTTTCTTCTTTAAGGATCCAAGAAGAGCATCAAGATTAACGTCAGCAACATCAACCAGTATGGCAGAGTTGATACTACCTGTAGCAGCATAACGCTGGCACTCGTTAATAAGACGACGCCAATCAGGATAATAACGCTTGACCAACTTAGCGAGAACCTT